ATAAAGTGACATTTGTCACCCTATAGGATGCCCATCGTCCCGTTATAACGGGACAACTACCCGACTGCATAAAAGATTACTAATTTCTGTACCAAAAACCATTAATTATAATCGGCAAAACAAATAGTGCTAACTAAAAAAACAAATCGTATAAATTTCACTTTTGGCAGCTTTAAGGGGCTGCCTTTTTCATATTGTTATCTTCAAAAACATTATCTACATTTGTCACATTAGGAATGTAATGTGCTGATGATATGAACGGACAGGCGAAAATAGAACTCATGCTTTCTCTTAGAAATAAGATTCGTGGGGGATTGAATCAGGCAAAGCAGGATACTTTTAAGAGTGTCAATGCAATGCAAGCAAAGATGAATACTTTGAAATTCAACTTTGCAAAGAACTCAAAAGAAATAATGAACGAAGTCCCGTTAATTGGAAATGCTTTCAGGTTAGTATCAAATCCTATAGCATTGACTGTAGCGGGTGTTGCTGCTTTAGGTAAAGGAATAGACTATACAACGCAGAAGGCAGCAAACTTCAATACACAGTTTCGCAACCTTGCAAACCTTAACTTAGATAAGAGTAAAAGAGAAATAGACTCTTTGAGACGCATGGTATTGGATACTGCATACGACAAAGGATTCAACACAGATAAGACTGTAATGGGTTATTTTGATGTTCAAAGTACTACAGGAAAATTCGGTGGCGAAGTAAAGCGTATTGTAGAAAAGCAAGGAGAATTTGCTAATCTCATGCAAGCTGACTTCAATGAATACATTGCTGGAACCGCTAAAGGGATGGCAAACTTTGGCTTTGGAGCTGAAAAATTAGATGAATTTAATCGTTCCGCATACGCTACGGTAAAAGTAGGTGTAACCACCTTTGACCAATTGGCAAAAGTGCAATCCGTATATGCAGGTGCAGCCGCTGCAAACAATCAGACATTTGATACGGCCAATAAGTTGTTAGCCCTCTTCACCGTCAAAACCAAATCAGCCGATGAGGCCGCTACATTAACAAAATCTATGTTTAATGACCTCACTAAAGACGCTACTATAAAAGCATTCAAGAAAATCGGTATTAGCATCTACGACACGAATGGTAATATCAAACAGGCTGATAGCCTTATGATGGAGTTAAACAAAAAATTCTTGGCTTTAGATGGAGATAAAAAAGTAATAGCACTTAAAAATCAATTCACAGGCTCCGACGGGCTTATATCATTAGTACAGGCTGCAACCGATAAGAGCGGACAATTGCAAAACACATTCAATAGCTTTGATTCCACAAAATTAGGGCTTAACAAGGCTTTAGAACTAGCTAGAAATGATGTGAATTATATTAATGAAACTCTTCAGAACAAAATAAAAGCACTGGAGATTGAAATCGGAACAAACCTGCTACCTCTCAAAGAGTGGTGGGCGCAGTTAAAACTCGAAATGATTAATGGTGTAATGTGGGTCATTAGAGGCGAGAAAGGTAATAGAAACAAACAATACAATGAAGGATGGACAAAACAAAGTGAAGAATATGGTGGCGTACTACAAAGTGCTGCTAACCTAACCAAAGAGCAATATACTAAAAAGCTGGCAGAACTAAATATTGCCATGAAAGCAGTAGAATCTGCACACTGGAAAATCGCTAAAGATGTGAACAATATTCCTTTACCTTGGGGAGGATTTCTTTGGACTGATGAACGCAAAAATGAATGGCGTACTGAACAGTCTGGCTATGTATTGGATTATTCGAAAGGAAAAATTGATTACACGAAAAATCTTATACGTGATTTTCAGAACGAATGGCAGACAAAAACGAACTTTGGGCGCAATGTACTTTCTCATCCTGACCCGACAAAGAAAGGGGATGCAAACAGCAATGGTAACGCCAATTCAACCACTCTTGGCAGTAGTGTCGATTCTGTGACAGGTTCTGCTCGTCAGATTCGTAACCTTACGGTAAATATAGAGGCTTTCAATAAGGGAGGAATTAATACACAAAACACAAACCTTCAACACATGGAACCTACACAGATAGAGGAGTGGTTTACCGACATGTGCATGCGTGTTGTACGTAGTATTGAATCAACTTATTAAATAACATTTAAACCACGTTTAAACATTATGGAGCCTGATTATAAAGAACTATCACGTATATGTGCAAACGTGGAACATGCAATCAGCATAATCCCTCAAAAAGCTGCTGTAATCGCTGTAAATTTCTCCAAAGAGCGTTTTATTAAGAAAAATTGGGTGGACGCCACTGAAACTCCTTGGAAAAAGACAAAAAAGCTCAAAGGTTCTACTCTTGTAAAGTCTGGACGTCTTAAACGAAGCATTCGTAAAGTACATGTGGGAGCAGATTATGTCATTATTGGTACTGATGTACCTTATGCGCGCATACATAACGATGGTGGCACTATTGAAGGTACAGAACAGGTAAGATCACACCAACGTCGTGCTCACAAACGAAAGGCCTACACTCGTTCCAACAAGCGGATTAAGGCAGGGGTAGTCCGTGCTCATAATGTCAAAAGCTATAAACGCAAGTTTAAACGTACATTTATTCAACGTAAATTCATAGGGCAATCTCAGCACCTCACCAATCAATTAACCAACATGATACAGATTGAAATACAAAAAGCTATACGCATATAATAAAAAGAGGTAGCCAGTTGGCTACCTCACAAATTGTATCGTTAGTTAATAACTACCATCACTGATGGTATGATCTTTGAAGCAAACGCGAACATTCTTGCCTACACCTTCTGCCGTCTTCTTGGATTTGAAATAATTAGCCTGATTAAAACGTGCGGAATGAATTCCAGTTGCCGCGCCATCATCTACCGCCTCCCTTATAGCCATATCAGTGTCGATAAAACAATACGAAGCTCCGGCAGGAACACGGGTAATCGCTTTATGTATAATTTTCTGATACCCATAATCAAAAGTCAAATTTCGTTCATTGAGTTTTCTTCTAAGCTCTTTCTTTTGATTAACGGATGGCTGTTTAAGACTTGAGGCAGGTGATAATCCGTTATCTGGCTGTTTAACAACCAAACCTGCCCCATCTCCTGTATAGTCATATACAGTAGCGTAGAAATCGACAGCATATTGATTATTGCCAATATCTACCGCACTATTTACAAATCCAAAACCAGCTGGATAAAGAGTAACAAGATCACCCTTACTTGGTGGAAACACTCCTGTATCTTGAAATTCTTCCAGCTCTTCCGTCTGTCCTGTATTTGAGGATTCCGGCATCTTTTCAATGGCATCCGCTGCACATTCTGAAGTACACGATCCGCAGTCTGTACACAATTTAGCGTCAATAGAATAAAGTTCACCTTCTTTGATAGCCCCTACCGGACACTCTGCGATACATTGCCCGCAAGCAATACAATTTTCATTAATTTGATACATACATTTTTTGTTTAAAAATTAATATTAAGATAGTTTTGTGAGTTCTATCAGATTTATTCCCGGTCTGGAGTCTTGGATTGGTGTCCCTTCCTGCCATGCTGCAAAATCAACATCTGATGTTTTACTAATATCGAATTCAAACTCACAATTATATTGATTATTCCCTTTCCCTGTAAATCCAGCTGTGCCTGCTAGTACTTTTGCACGTTCATTCGTACCTTCAAATACTCCATAATAGGAATTCACCCGATATTTTTCCTCGAGTAAGAAATTATCTGCGGGAGAATACAATATTCTCGCTTTGTAATGCCCTGCCGTCAAATAAATAGATAGCCTTAATTTTCTACCTCCACCAGTCTCGTTCTTTATAGAAGAAATACATTTCATGAATGTGGATACAGGGAATACACCATCATCGTTTGCTGAACTATTACATTCATAATTATTCACCCCACCATTATTAAATATCGAATTCGTGGAATAAAAAGCTGAATCAAAATTGAAATACCATGATAATTTATTCCCTTGATTATCTAATAGTTGTTTGGCATACCAGCCAGAGTATGCACCCGGCTTTATTTGATTTATCGTCTCTCCATTCACTACTTTAGTTTCGACAGTATTATTTGTTGTTCCATTAAAGCCCAGAATCATTTTAACCGGAGGTTCCGTCAAACTGATAGAATCCTGCACGACACTTGATTCTGAAATCGAATTCTTTACCTGCGCATAAAGCGTTTTACTGCCTATTGTAGAGAACTTATAAGTAATTCCATCTTTCCACGTCAGCCAGCTTGCAGATGTCAATCCTGCCGATGTTTCGGACAATCGGTAATGCGTCGGGGTTCCTTGACTGATTTCAAATGAAACAGGCACGGTATAGCCAGCAAAAGACTCTTTCCCATCTGCCAGCGTTATTCCTCCTAACACAACAGGCTGTACCACCAAAATCGAATCAGATTTGATTGAAGATTCCGTAGTCTCATTTCCGACCTGTGCATATACTGTCAAATTACCATCTGCGATTCCCGACTGATATTGAACTGTTGAACCACTCCACGCAATCCAGTCCGGACAGTCGGACAAATCTGCCAGTTTTCCGATCTTGTATTTAGTAATGTTGTTCAATGTCTCAAACCTCACTGATACAGTACCGGAGTCTGTACTGGCATCACCGTTGTTGACTAAAATATTATTCAACCGTGCCGTAATCGTGTCTATTAATTCGATTATAGCTGACTTGGATGGAGTTTCAGTTGTAGCATTTTTCAGTTTTGCATACAATATTTTGTTCCCATACGTCGCAGATAATTGTACCGCTGGATTTTCCGCAAACTCCACCCACGAAGCACCTGTAAATGTAGAGCTTTCCGAAACCATGTAATGAGTTGGATATCCGAGGTAGTCAAATGCTACATTTACATTTCTCTGTATTGTCGAAGCTGCTCCGTTATCTATCGTGATACCTTTCAGAGTCAATGTCGGCTCAAGCAGAGTTATGCCATCTGATAATACTCCAGTTTCCCCATACACATTTTTCAGCTTTAAATACACAGTTTTAGCATTGAATCCGGAAGACAGCTTAAATGTCGGTTTTTCCACATATTCAATCCATGAGGCTCCTGTAAACGACATATCTTCTGAAACCATATAATGAGACGGAGCCTGCCCAGAATAAGTTGTATTCAGTGTTACATTTTGGTCTTGAGTGAATTCCTGTCCATTATTGATCGTGAATGACTCTAACACAGGTGGAGAAATAAATTTATTGATTCTTGCCAGATACGGCTCTTTCAATCCCGGCTTCAGCATCTGAACAAAGTAATAAGCATCATCATACGCATACTCTTTGTTATAGTCAGCTTCAAACGCTTCTACATACTTATTCACCCTCTCCATCAACAACGGATTAAAATCCAGATTAATAAGCAACTTACCATCATTCACAGTATATGAAGTACCATATACATTATCTCCAGATACAACCGACACCCCCTCTAAAGAGGAAATACCGGACACCAACACAGATAAATCTCTAAAGAAGAAATTAGCCCCTTTGGGTACATACATTTTATAGTGAATTCCTGCATCAGTCATTGTTTTTACAGATAAAGTATTCATCTTCATATACCAATACTCAAAGAATTCATCCAGTGTCGGAAACCATAATGAATCATCTCCAATGTCTCCATACAATTCATGAATTTTAGTTATCAATTCAGATTCCCATAAATCACTTCTATGCGCAGAACCAATCAGCCAGTAAATTTTATTTTTATCCGTTGCCGTTTTAAATCCAGACAGAATATTAAGCAGATCACCCTTATACTGTTCATTTGTGCCGTATGCGAATAAACGTTCTATTGCAATATCCATTTTACTCAATGTAAAATTCGTGGTGAACGGATACGCTTTCAAAATTGTCTTGTCTCCAGATTGCGCAGTAACAACCTGTACTATATCATTTTTCTGGCAGAAAGTCAAATACTTGTGGTCACCGTTTGGCTCTACCATCAACTTCGGTACTCTCCCTACATATTCTTTGAATAATGCAACGGTATCCGCCATGCACTTATCAAATGCTTCCTGTGTATTTGTCGCATTAATATCATACCCAATCAGGTCATGATACGCACACATAAATCCAAAATCAAAATACAATTTAAACTCCTTTTCAGACGTCCACGGCCAATGAATCCCTACATCCTGCCCGATATATTGATCTTTCAGTTTATCTCCCCATGCTGACACAGTTGTAGCATACCTGTGCTTTACACCAGCTCCATCCGTACACTGTGCAAAATGTTCCGGATAATACCCACCAATCACATTCTGATCAAATTCAGGTTTTCCCTGCATCCCTAAATGATAACTTAACACACGTCCGTCTGCTAGTTTAAATTCTTTCGCGATCAGCCGTTTATTTATAGCAGAAAATATATACTGATATATAGCATAGCTATCATCCGTTATATAGCTAAACACCATCTTCTTGTTATACTTCAAAGGTGGAATTTCCAACGAAATAGCCTCTTTATTAACCGAGCTTGGAAGCATAATATCAAACTCAACCACATCACCCCAAAACTTACAATATTGAATGTGCATCAGACCGTTAACCTCTTCATTCACGGCATTCTTGCACCTCAACACAACACACGTCTGCAATTGAGAATTTACATAAAACCGTGTAATGTCATAATTGAAATTGAAAAATTCCTTATTCAGTCCTTTTCCGGACGAAGCCACAAATGATTCTACGTTTACATACGTCCCAAACCCTAGCGGCTCATCCGCAATCACATACTCTTTACTTTCTCCGCCCACCTTTGGCAATGAAAGTAATTGCACGCTTCTTTCCCAAATATCAATATTTTCCCCGCCCACATTATAGATTCCTGCCTTGTTTTCAGCCTGTGAGATAATCAGAGGTTTTGATGTCTTGTCCTTCACCGCTTCATCCACTTTGGTATCTATCTGACTAATAGCAAGCGTCATTTCCTTGTTAATCTCCTGATTTAATGAATTGAGTGATTCTTGAAGTATTTTGGTTATATCCTCCTGTTCTGTTTGTGTCGCCCATTGTTTCCAATTACTCTTATCAACAAATATTCCACCGTCAAAAATCCAAGTTTCAGCATGTGTCTTCTCCGTGCTACCAAGATCATAAGCTAGAAACACACATTTTACACCACCGTTCCTCATCGTTGCAGGAACCTTAATTATGGCCTTTTCAAACGTATATATATTCGTCCCGTTTACGCCCTCTGTAGGATGGTTGGCTGACACATTATATTCCGTAAACAAGCTGTTTACCTTTTCTATTTTGGTATGGATGAGTGAAAGTTCTGCCGGAGTCAAAACCCCGGTTAAAGTTTCGGAAGCAATAGGAATATCCAATTTATAATTTTTCTTATTGTCGTTCTCATCTGCCACGTCAAAAGAGAAGTAGGCAGCATCCTTATCAGATTTGAACTGCAAGGATTCGATAACTATCTTCTTATCTGAAACTAATAATTCAATTTGCTGAATCATTTCAACCAGCAATCCGCCTACGCGTTTGGATGAGTTGGCTCTCAATTTCACCTCATCCCTAATCTCTTCCGCTTTCTTTTTTAATATAGAACTCATAGATTTAATTGTTTTAAATAGGACATGCCGTCAGATTTTCCCTGTAAGCCTCTGAAAGATCAATAGAAATTCCAATTTCAATACTTTCCACATACGTTTTAAAAGCCGACAATCTCGCCTGATATAATTCAATAGAGATTTCTGCCAACTCTTTACTCGTCATAGCCGCATTATTTCCGAAAGAATCTCCTAGTTTATATGTACGCGGATACCCTGTTACATTAGCCCCGCCCACCTCCTTACTGACAGTCAGTTCGGTAGCTCTTTGCATTCCTGTATTTATGATTACATCACTCATATATATTTTTTACGCTTAATTTGTATTCATAATAATTATCATACGATGGTTTCACTTTCTCATTTGCGTGTCTGTCTATAACCCATGTCTCCACTTCAAAATAGCTATCTCCTTTCTTCATAACAAATTCAGGATTAAGAACAGTATCATAGCCGGGGACATACATATCAGCCGTTATCAACAAATCAGACTTTATAGCTTTGCTTGCTACAATTGAAACTTTATATACAGTGTTAGTATTGAACGAAGTATCATATTTATAATGATAGTTCATAGTCAGAGTTACTGTTTCCGGGCGAATTGTCCGTCTTTCACATACAAATGCGCCCCAATAATATTCGGCTTGAGCAATGGTCTTTTCACATACAAACTTATCCCAATATGCTAAATAAGAAACAGAAGAGTTTTCGTATATATACGATTTACCCGCCAACTTATATCTATTCAATAAGGCAAACAGTTGCCTCTCTTTGTCCACATCTGAAAAATCGGTCTTTATAATGAAATCATACGGTTTTCCGTTCCCTTCCTCAATTTCAATATTAACTCCCAGCTCGTCATATATCACCTTCTTTAGCATACACACCTGCGGACTTCCGGACATTCGTATTTTCATTTTCTTTTGCCACTCCAAGAATTCATTATGTTCCCTCCTTATGAATGCCGTATATACCATGCACAGCGTAAATAACATCACAGTCCGCAATCTTTTCGGTAGCCGTTCAATAATCCATCTTCCCCAGTTCATTATTCTATTGAATAAATGATGTCTCCATCCTATTTCACATAGGCAAAAGCCCCGCTATTCGCATCAATTCGTCTCCGGTATTCCTTTTCTCCATCCCACGTAGTTTCGTCCAGCGTGACGTCTTTCACGCCTTCCGTCGTTTGAATCATATCTACCAGCTTCGAAGAATAAAACACCCCGCCATATTCCAGCGCGTTCAGATATGCCTCTATAGTCTCCTCTACAGGCTTCCCGCTTCCCTCAATACGTTCTCCTGCGCTGTTCAGCACAAGCGGGTCATAATACACATGCAGATGCACTCTCAATTCGTCCGGTGTTTCGCTCACAAACAGGAAATGTGTACCAGCCGCACCTATTTCCCGCATATACGATTCGAATGCCGTGCGAATATCCCCCGTGATCGGCTGCTTGCCTGCATCACTGAAATATATTTTCAGTTTCGTCACCCCTTCATCAATCACCTGCCGGATAGCAACATTTTTCACCACCTTCTTTTCCTCGTCTACTTGCGCATAGTCAAATCTGCATGTGCGTTCGTTGTAAGCCAGTTTATCCCCTTTTTGAAACTCCAATGCCTTTTGATAATACCAGCGTTCTCCGGTTACATACGAATCATTCAGCACCGTTTCCACTTCCGTTCTGAAAGTATCCCAAATGCTTTCAAGCCCCCATGACGTCCACGCAAACGCATCAATGAGCCTTGCTTCTATGCTCACTTTCGAAAACTGTTCATCAAACGTCTTTCCCTCCTCCAAGTCGTACACTTGTTGCAATGTGCTGTCCTCTACAAACTTCGTTTTCAGATACTCCGTTATTTCCTGTACACTCCGAGCCATACCTTAAAAAGTTAAATCAAACATATCTTCCCACACCGATTCTTCCGGATTGAATGAAACACCCGTAGCAGGATGAATCTTTTTCGTAGTGAAATACTGTGCAATGCTTTTCGCAATCACATTACCTGTCGAATACTCCAGCACCTGTCCCGGTTTCAGTACATCTGTCACCTCCAGCCCGTTCTCACGTGCAAGTATGAAAACCCCTTCCGCACTTCCATACACCTGAATCGAAATATCCACCAACGATTGTCCATCCAATGCCACTACTTTCATTTCTCCCCCTTCTTTACCTTATACCTGAACCAAATCCCGCAACCAACCAACGCCAGCCCCCACGCAATCCATCCACTCGTATAAAAGAATACATCTCCCAGGCGTTTCTTTTCTTTCACAGTCTCCTTATATTCTTTTTTCTCAATGAATACCGTGTCCGACTTCTCCACCCAAAGTGTATCCCGCTTCTCCACTTCAATAAACACATACTTCACCCGTCCCGGAATACTATCTTTATTTTCAATCCAATGATAAAGCCTCCCACCTCTGATAGCCGCGTCACTCAACGCATACGAAGTTTCAAGATGCGAAATGCTGTCAGCCACATTACTGCTCTTTTCCATCAGCCCTTTCACCATCACCAGACTATCCTTGTACACTTCCGACCGCCTTTCATATCTGGCCGCCAGTTCCCGCCATTCGCTTACCAGTCTGGAATAATCCACCTGCTCCGTATTCACCTTTTTGGTAGAGCAGGAAAACAGCGAAAACGCCATTAACAAAATCAACAACCTTTTCCTCATGGCTTCACAATTATAGCAGGCAACCAACTTTTAAACTCACTTTTCACATCGAAACATGGACATTCCTTCAGCCACTCACATCGCTCAACCACACCATTCCCGTTCTTATCTGGCGAAGTATCCCGATGCCCCAGCACATCAAAAATCTGATACCGCTTGCAAATATCCTGCACCAGTGCGGCCATAGCCTTCTTTTGTGCCTCCGTTCGTGTATCCTTCGCCTTCCCATTCTTGTCCAGCCCTCCCTCATAGCAGATACCAAGCGAACAACGGTTATAACTTAACTTTTCACCCGGAACCATACAATTATCATGTGCCCCGATCTCGTTTTCCGCACGCATCTTTATCACTCTTCCGTCTTTCCGGATATAATAATGATACCCCCATTTCCCGAACCCGCGAGCCACATGCGCCTCATTCACTTGTTTCTCCGTGAAATCCTTGTCTTCGCGTGTTGCAGAGCAATGAATCACAATGTAAATTGGTTTATTCATTTTTTTCTTCCTCCTTGTCTTTAAGTTTCTTTTCAATGTCGTTTAAACCCCGTTTAAATGCCGTGCTGCGCACATAATCAATTCCAAACACCGAGCCTGCAAATGCCGAAATCTCACCGTAGGCCACTAATACCGAATTATGAATCTCCCCAACCGGAGCCACCCAAAATCCGCAAAACAACAAAACCACCCCGCAAAAGCAAAGGAATACCGCAACCCACAACTGCACATTCTTTTTCATCATCACCTATTTTTTACTTCATTCCACATCAATCACCAGCTTTCCTGTGTCGCTCACCTGTACATCTGCCTTATATCCGTCCAGCTCCAGTTGTGTCAATATATCCGCCCTCATTTCTGCCGCCCGTCCTACGCTTTTCAGATACCTTTCACCGATTCCCAGCACCGGATAATCCTTAAAATCACCCTGACTGCTTTCTACTATCAACTTTACATGCGTATAATCACTTTCACCTGCCACCAACCCCTGCGTTATCAATCCGGAAGAATCCCGCACCACCTTCACCTGCAAATCACCGTTATCCCCTAGCAAAATTCCCCGTCTCATACCTTAATGCTTTACTTTCTCATCTTCATAATCCCCTTTCTTCAACTTCGCCACTTTACTGGTAATAGCTACCGCCGTTCCCGATTGAGCACTGGCCGACCCCGTTGTATTTACCAGATGTGTATGATTATTCAGCGCATCTACAAGCGTATTCACCTTTTCCGTCAGTTTGGCAATATCAATCATCCCTCCCAGCTTTCCGCCATTCATCACCACTCCGCTAGCCGACACTTCAACAGAAATCTCCCCGGTTTTCATCATCACCTTTTCAATCTTCGATGTTGCCACAATCATCCCCTCCGTAGCCTCCCAAAGCAACACCATCACAAAACTGCCCTTTGCAGGAACCACCATAAACCTGTCCGTTATCTCCTCATCAATCACCGCATTCAGCCTCACCTCATTCAGTTCCGGAGCATCATCCCGCTCAACAACACACGTTCCTTCCTTTTCATCCACCTCTTTCACCGTACCGATACACACCCGGCAACCTGCCCCGGTATTCCCCATACGTTTCATCAGTGACTCCACCATTTCTCCAAAAGCCTGTTCTGCTGTCATATCCTGTAACTTAGTCGATTAATTCTCTCATAAAAAGCATTCCCATAGCGCACCGTCACACTTTCGATCAGGTATTGTCCTTCCCGTTCCGGTTCCCGCTTGGAGACTATTTTCAGCGTATCTCCGGCATTTGTCTGAGGTATTCCGAATCCCGTCACACTTCCCTCAAACCCATCAAAACAAACGCGCTTATATTCCGCCAGTGCCAGTTCTCTCAATTCCGTAGCCGTCTTATTCGCAAAACTCAATGTTTTCACCGAAGCAAACTGCTCTTTGTTTCCCACCGTTTCCGTTACCTTCTTTCCGTCCCGGTTGTAGCTCACCGCCTTCACACGTATCTTCCTGTCCTCCTTGCGTTTATATTTCAATGAACTTTTCTTCACGTTCTTAGAGAAATCATACACATGCACCTGTTTGGCTTCTGCTATCTCGTATTTAAACTTACATACCAGCTTTTTCCCCCGGATGGCCGAATAAAATCCGTATCGTTCCTTCAACGTCCTAAGCACCGTCAGCGTACTTTGACTATCAATCTGAAACTTTCCCAGCGATGCGTCGTGGCAATCTATTTCATACCCCGGAGCAATATACTCCAGCACCTCTTTAAGTTTCACCGTCTTCCACGACTTCACAAATGAATTCGACCTCATAAAGAACGTTTCATCATCCAGATGCAATTTCATCGGAAACCCGCTTTCTATTTCCCGTATATACCCCTCAAACTCAACCTTCAACTCCCCGTTATATCCCAATTCCAGCCGTGCCCTGTCGCCTGCTGCAATATGATATGTCAGTTCATCCGTTCCATCTCCATACCGTTTCGGAATCACCACCGTCGCCTTATCCCCAAGCACTTCCACCGTCTTGCTTATTTCAGCCGATGAAATCCGGTCTAAAACCACCTTCTTGCCCGTTTGCGGCTCAATGGTCAACCGTGAGCATAAATTCAAATACAACATCTCACACCTAGATTAAAGAGAACAGCGCAGGTTTGATACTCTTAGCCGTCAATGAATACTTCACCGTATCCGGAAACCCCTCAACTGGCTCAAATCCCTGTTCCTTAAAATAAATCGACTTTATCCCCATGTCCAGCAATAGCGGACAGGCCACCTCAATCACATCGTTAATTTCAAAGAACTTCGCCAATTCCTGCACCTTCGTCCCCGGATACGCATGTTCATCCATATCCACCAGCAACCCATTCAACTCAATATCCCAACTGTTTACCCCGAAGTTTTCCACAATCTCCGCCTCATCTCCACCGTCCACCACCGTTACAGTGATATTCTTTGTTCTTCTGAATCGCATCAGTGGAGGAGGAGCAAACACCCCCTCCGTTTCCGATGTCAGTCCCCCGATAGAAAAGTTCAGTTTTGTATCCTCATGCGTCAGGGTCATTTCCGCCCAGTGCCAGTCTGCCGGAGCGTATAAGTTAGCGTCATATTTAGGCTCCTTTCTGCCTAACTTTTTCGCTTCCCATCGTGCCTCATTATAAGCTATGCCAGCCTTAAAAATAGCCCCGTTTGCCAGCCCTTCCAGTTCACCCACCAGTGTCCCCCCTACAAATCCGAAAGCACTCTGATAACGGGAAATCAAATCAACTGTATATCTCATAACTTCACTCTTCCACTTTTACTCCCAACAGCCCCTTCCGGGCAAGCCATTCAATTTGTCTCACTTTCTCTGCCCATGTTTCATCTGAAAAACGCTCCGGATACGGAATATGAAAATAAAAGCTCATCAGCGCATTATACTTTCTCACATAGTCCGTGTTTGCCGTATCCAGCAGCGGAGGGCATCCCTCTATAATATCTCTGTTTCGGGCTTCTGAAAAGGGAGCAGATCGGTAATTGCGAAATACGCCTGATAAAACAGGTTATCATCCGCCACCACTTTCTCAACGTCCGTCAGCACGCAACTTTTCACGTAAATCTCCTTTGCCTTTCCCGGATTCGTCGCTTCCCATTTCTCTGCTTCACTGATTACCTGTCTGTTCGGGCTGCGTACCAGAATCTCCAATGCCACAGACTTCTCATCCTCCGCTTTCAGCACAACCTTTGCTATTTTACACCCCGGATTCTCCACCTTTTTGCTTGCTATCAACTCTTTTGTAATTTCCATTTTTCCAATTATTTAAACTGTTAATTCCTGATATTCTACACTCTGTTGTAAGTCACTTCCAGCACAAACAACTCATACTGTTTACTCAACCCCATTTCCGTGTTCACCGTTCGTCCCTGTGATTGGAATTTCGCCAGAATCGTATCGTTCACAATCTGATTATATCCATCCACGAACGTCACATTGATAGGAAACGGCTTGATATTCAATAAATCCCCATTACAGGCATTCTCCAGCGACACCGCCTGATTCATCATCATCGTAATGCTCCCCGTATCCTCAATCTTTCCCTGACTCCAGCTCGTAGCCCTGCGGCTTCCCAACGTAAAATTCTTCTGATGTTCCTGCGTCGTGTTATAGTCTATTTCAACCACTTCCTCCCACATTTGTCCGAGTGCAAACACGGTCGCATCCCCACCATCATACGCCTTTCCATCTCTACGTATCTTCATACTCAAATAGAAGTTTTAATATTCACCGTTCCGTCGATACCTCCGATGCACCCCATCGGAACCCACCGATAAAACACCTTCAACACCCGCTCTCCCGTCAGCAGATTACTCTCTCCATCCACTTCCGTTTCTCCTCCAGATAGTTCCTGACTTGCCGCCATATTACTAAACACGTCATTCCCCATATCCTCAAAGTACTTCACCGTACCCGTTCCCATCTTTCCCGTTTCCTTATCAACGGGGACAGTGCTTTTCACCTTCGGCAAATAAGCGGCATACAGTTCCCTCATCACTTTGCAGTTCGTCCGGCTAAGAGCAATTGTACTTTCACTCATATTACCGTCCTTATCCTCCACAATGCGTGCGCACACATGATCGTCATTCAAACATACCACACCGGAGTAATACTCACCGAAAATGTACCCTTTCGTATTCAGTCCATCCAGTTCGTCCTCCTTCTCCTTCACCTTTTCATGTGATGAAAGCCCGGCATTCACCCAGTTTCCCCGGTTTGCATCCGTCAGTATCATGGTAGCCACCTCTCCAACATTGTACGATACAAGTTGTGCAGCCATGCACCCCAGCAAGGCTCCCACATCGGCAAACTTCTTTTCCATTCCCGTCAGTGTCTCCGCAAAATCCCAGTCCTGCCCGATCATCAACGACACTTGCGGACAATCATTCGCCACCCCGTCCGTTTTCAGATCGCGCAAATTCAGCATTGTAGCCGCTGTCACACTCCCCAGTCCGGCACATTCCAGCGCGATATGCACAGGTCGGTTCGTTTTCTGCGTCCAGTCTGCCAGATTTTGTGCCGCTTTGATAGCTGGCAGCGTCTCGCTTGGCACACCATCCACCACAGAAGCACTCGCAGGAATGTACGCAAATCCCAGATTGAAAATAGTTCCATCCGCCCCGGCAATCATCTTTTCCACACTCTTGTCGGTAATCAGTTCCACAAACCCGGCATTTGCTCCCTTTTTCACGTTCAGCACATACAGCCGCACCCCTTTACCGCCTATACGGAAATATTCCGAAATATGATGGTACAGAAGCGGATTCGCAGTTTCACTGATACCAAAGGCCGCCATGTCTGTCGTAGCCGTCAATAAAGCGTATTGCCCTTCTGCCAGCGTCGTTTCTCCACTGCCCACAGCTCCGAAATACCCCACCAGTGCAGAAATCTTTTCATAGCTGCCCAGTACGCTTTTCCCGACCTTGCCTTTTTTGATATTTACCCTGTCACTCATTCCCGTCCGTATTTTCCGGTTTGTTCACTTCGTCCGCTTTCTTTTCTTTGGCAGGCTCTTTATCTTTAGCCGCTTTCTTTTCTTCAGCTATAGGTATTTCAACCTCTTCTACCTCTGTTCTGTCTTCATACGTTTCAACCTTCTTTTTGTCCCCGCCTTCGCTTGCAAGGGCATAAGTGTACTCCGTAAAGTATTCCCCTTTGGTATTGATAAACAATTTGCCACAACCTAGCTCTTTACAGATTCTGGCCGCCTCTTCGTTTCCTTTTTTTGCTTTTGCTTTACTTGCCATATCTTCTCTTCCTCCAATTAAACATTACGCAGTCTTCTTCACCGACACAATCGCGCCTACAGCCTTTTCCTTCTTCTGCGGAAGAGCTACGAATCTTGCAGTGAAACTAATCAGGTTTCTCTTGTTCACAGGGTCATTTTCAGCCTTGCTGTAATACATCTTGTTGCTTCCCTTACATTTGAACATACGCGGAACGTAGAAGAACACAGACGCCTCAAAATCATTCCCCGTAGCCACCGCACCGAAACTCTTTTTCTTTTTCGTCGTGCAGTCAAACAACGGACAGTTCACAGCCTCATAAATCTCAAAGCCATACATCTTTGCGATCACTCCCGTAGAATAATCATGGTATTGCCCCTGAAACTTTTGGTCACACTCCAGTAAGTCCGAAATATGATCGCTGCACAACACCAGTCTACGGCCATTTTTAGGAACCTTCAATTTATCCAGTTTCCGTCGCAGGCTGATAATATCCACTCTTTGCAATTTCCGTCGGCCTGTTTCGTCCGCTTCTCCCGTTGTCACCAACACCGGAGTCTCTGCCGTGTCCTCCGTAGGCGCAAAAGCGTGAATAGCCTTATCCAGCATCCCCTCGCTCAACTTGTTTCCGTGTCGTGTCTTCACCAGAGCCATCTTATCATACGCCAGTGCATACAGTTCGTCATCAGTCACCTTCGTAGCCTTCGTCTCAAACTTGCTCAACTTGATCGAAATATCCCCATCCTCCAGCTCTTCAATCTCCAGCGGATATGTCGTATTATCAACCAGCACTGTCGGGTCACCCGATACATCACTAAGGTGGATTACATCATTTTCCGAATACTGTGAAAAGTCCGGGATACCATCAAGGAACGTACCCTCCATCGCATGCGTATAATGCTCCACCACCTGACGTGTCCACACCTCCACATACACACCTGCACGCAACCCGTTAGGCAGACGAACGAAACTCATTCCCACGCCTACTGCCACCATCCCGGCAGCACCCATCCACAACGGAATCCCAACTATTGAAGCTATCACGCAACCAATCACCGCACACACCACCAGCGCAAGCAACGCTGTAATCAATCTACTTTTCAATTTTTTCATCTTCACTCTTTCAACTAAAATTTCACTTAAAAAAACTATTTAAAACCTGTTTAAAGTCTATTTAAACGTTCCCTCATAAATCGCTTTAAACTTTTCCGGTTCCTCCTTACTCATCTTCTCCAGCCCGCGCGGGTCTTCCTTCTGCCACTGTTCCCACGTCCACTCCGCACGTGCTCCCGTCGCAGTTCCTCCGACATTACCACCCCGTGTCGCGCTCACCAACGAAGGAGCAGGCTTCATTCCTTTCAACACAGTGTTCAAGGCCTCAAAACCGTTTTTCTTGCCAATTGCCATGTACACTGCTTTCTCTTCGGCTGTAATCTTGCCACCATTGAAAGCCGCTTCTACAGCATCCGTAATCTGTTTCTCTTCCGCCGCCTTTTCTCTGTTCTCTGCATTGTCCGCCCGCTGTTTCTCCGCATCCAGTTTTGCCTGAATAGCGTCCTCAATTTCTTGATCGCTGCTTTGTGCTGTAACACCTGTCAGCCCGAATTTTTTAATCAAACCTTCTTTGTCCATTTCACTCTGTTTTTTATGATTATTACTAAAAGCCCTATCCTCTTCCTGCATTCCCTCTTTCAGACAGGCAGAAAAACGGTTATACAGCGCAGTAGGTGTTTGCATTTTCAATTCCTCCGCGGAAATAGGCGTCACGTCTGTGGCAATTGGTTCCACAATCCCGTCTATCAATTTCGCATCCATTGCCTCCTGTGCTGTAAACCAGTTATCCCCGTCCAGCAATTCCTCTACCTCTTTTTCACTTCTACCTGTTTTTGCAGCATATATTTTTTTGAAGTTCTTCTCCATTCCGCGCAACCCTTTTGCCACTTTCTCCATAGCCGAAGCCGTACCATAACAGCCCCCCTGCGGGGCGTGTACCATCAGATAAGAGTTTTCGCACATATACACCCGTTTGGCTGCCATCATCACCACCGTTCCCATCGAACAGCACACCCCGTCTATGTAGACATTTACAGGAATATCACATGATTTGATATGGTTATAAATCAACGTGCCCTCTATCACGTCTCCTCCGTCCGTATGCAGGTGCACGTTTATCTCATCCGCACCTTTTCGGGCGTCCTCAAAACGTTCGATGAAGTTGGCGGCCGAATTATACCCGAACGAATAAATATCTCCGTATATTTTTACCTCACCCGTTTTCTTTCCTTTTGCCATTGCGTCTTTAAATTTTCAACAAACATAATCCGCTTTTCCGCACAAACCAATTATCTGTACACCCCTTGAACACGTGGTTTTAACGCTTGAACACATTCTTTCTTTTCAGGTATTTAGACTACATCTTTGTCTAAAAATAAGGTATTATATGGCAGAAATAAGCAACGATAAAAAGCGTGAGATAGCCGAAGATATGTACATACGTCTCGGCCTTACAGGGCGTGAAATAGCCGAAAATCTTGGGGTAACAGAACAGACCGTCAGCCGATGGAAGAAAGGGCGTGAGGGCGAAAAGTCATGGGATGATCGTAAAACCGAATCCCAATTGACACCGCTCAAAATCAAAGAACTGCTCCTCAAGGAAGCCGAAAAGCTCGCGAAAGGTGAGGAGTCGAACGTGAAGGCCGATCAACTTAGTAAAATCATGTCCGCCATCGACCAGCTGGACAAAAAAATAAACGTGCGCACCGTCATGGACGTATTTCGTGAATTTGATAACTGGATGGCAGAGCAGGAGCCGGCAATGGCTATACAGTTCACCAAATTTCACAAACTGTTCTTGCAATACCGCATCAGTCTCGAATCCTAAACACAGATTTCTATGTCAACCAGATATGATAAAATATTAAACGACTACGACAAACATTGTCAGCGCATAGCGCAGTCCACCAGCATCCGCATCCATGAAAGTCCTGCGGATAAGGCGCGTCGTATGAAATCCCTTGAAGCGGATTACATTAAGTGGTTTGAGTACTATTTCCCCAACTATGCCAAAAAGAAATGTGCGTGGTTTCACCGGAAATTGGCAAAAGAGATCATAAAGAACCGTCATATCCGTGCTTTAGCCGAATGGTATCGTTCAGCCGCAAAGTCTGTACACATAGACATGGGAATCCCCTTGTTCCTGTATCTCGCCATGAACGACATGAAATATATGTTGTTGATTGGTGAGACGGAACCGAAAGCAAAAAAGCTTCTTTCATCCCTGCAAGCGCAATTGCAGTACAACCAGCGTATCATCAACGACTACGGCCATCGTTTCAAATTTGGCGACTGGGCGGATGGTGATTTCACCACCACCGACGGAGTAAAATTCACCTCACTGGGCTTCGGTCAGTCTCCCCGTGGTGCGCGCGAAGGCGAAAACCGCCCCGATTATATCGTAGTTGACGACGTAGACAACAAACGCCACGTCAACAACGACAAACTCATGCGCGAAGCAATCGAATTCATCACCGAAGACGTTTGGGGCTGCTTTGATTCCGACGAAGACTGCACCGACCGTTTCATATATGCCAACAACAATTTCCATAAAAACAGTATCACCAACCGCCTCCGTCTGCTCTTCCTGCAAGGCATACAGCAGGCCGCACAAGACGGTGACACGTCCCACTACTACATACTTAAAGTCTGTGCAGTCAAGAACCTGAATACCTTTGAACCCGAATGGCCGGAAAAGAACAATGCCGAATACTGGCGCAAAAAATTCAACTCCACGCCTTACCGTTCTTTCATGCGCGAATACATGCACGTGCATATACAAGACGGTGCAGTATTCAAACACGAAGACATCATTTGGGGTCAAATGCTCCCACTTAGTCAGTACGACGCCCTGTGCTTCTATGGTGACCTTTCCTACAAGGCGGCAGGCGACTACAAAGCCATGCTATTGGTTGGCAAAACAGGCCGTCAATATCACATCATTTATGTTTATCTCCGTCGTGGCTCCCGCGCCAAATGCGCCAAATGGCTGTACGATCTCTATGAAGATAAGAAACTCGACCGTTACAACATATCCTACTTCATCGAAGGCCTCTTTGCGATGGATGAATTCGTAAATGACTTCGACACCGAAGGCGACGAACGTGGTTATCATATCCCTGTTGTTGCTGACAAACGTGGCAAAACAGACAAGTTCGACCGTATTGAATCAACGTCCGGTTTCTTCGAACGTCACAACGTCATATTCAATGTTCACCACCAGAACGACCCCGATTTTATCACCCTCGTCGATCAGTTTCTAGCCTTCGAACGCGGCTCCCAAGCCAACGACGACGGCCCCGACGCGTGGCACGGAGCCGAATCCAAACTCAATAAAATAACCTTTGTCGAAAAGTTCCCCGCCCGCACCACGAGCAGGAAGGAACGTCGTTCAAAATCCAAAAACTGTTATTAACATGGCAAACTTTATACAAGAATCAGATTACGAAGTTCAGGCACGCGATGAAATGATGCGTCTGCTCGACAAAACGGAGAACCGTGCCGCCATTTTGCAGGCCGAACGGTTCGCCATCTCCCAGATACGCAAGTACATCGGTGGTCGGTATGACTGCGCCACGATCTTCTCCGCTACCGGAGACGACCGCGACGACTACATCATTATGATTACCATCGACATCACCATCTACCACCTGTGGGCGAAGAAAGCTCCCAAATCTATCCCGGAGCACCGCAAAGAACGATATAGCGATGCGCTCGACTGGCTTACCAACGTCGGCTCCGGAGAAATCCCCACCGACCTTCCCCAGCTTCCCACCGACGAGTATAAAGGCGACATTCGTCTTCACTCTCGATACAAGCCCAACGACAACAAGTATTAGAATCCCCGTATTCACGTTTAAACTGGTTTAATTTAAATTTAAAACATCAATATCATATGTGCGCTAATCAAAATAAGAAAGTCCCAAAAACAGCCGCAAAACGTTCCGATACCATTGTGGCAAAAATCATAAAAGAATTCAAAGACACCACCCGTGCCGAGATTCGTAAATGGCGTCAGGCGTTAGAACTTGCGGGTGATGTAAATACACCGCGTCTCTACCTCCTGCAAGACCTCTATGATAATCTCAAAGATGACGGGCATTTCATCTCACAGGTAGAACTCCGTAAAGCGGCAACGCTATGCGCTCCCTTCTCCATCATCGACCGTAAGACGGGCGAAGTCAATGAAGAAAAAACAAAGCTATTCAAAAAAGAATGGTTTTATAATTTCATGGAGGACGTGCTCGAAGCCCCATATTACGGCTACACCCTCCTCGAACTTTCCGACCCTGTAAAAATGGAATTCGCCCTCGTTCCCCGTCGTAACGTCGTGCCCGTCATGTCCATGGTATTACCCGAAGTCAACGCCACCACCGGAATCTCCTATGCCACCGGATTCGAAAACACCCTCATCCATGTCGGCAAACCCTCCGACCTCGGCATCATGTCCAACATCTGCGGCCAGCTCATCTGGAAACGTAACGCCCAGCAGTCATGGGCTGAATTTTCCGAGCGTTTCGGTTTTCCGCTCATCACGGCCACCACCAACAAAACTTCACAGGGCGACATTGATAAAATAGACGCAATGCTCACCGCACTGGGAGAAGCGGCACAGGCCGTACTCCCCGAAGGTACAACCATCGACATAAAACCTTTTTCCGGTTCTGATGCCTATCAGGTCTACGACAAACAAATAGAGCGCATCAACACCGAAATCGGCAAACCTCTTACAGGTGGCACAATGATTTCCGACAATGGCAGTAGCCGTTCCCAGTCCGAAGTACACGAGCGTAATCTGGACGATAAGATAGCAGCTGCCGATCACCGTATCGTCACCTTCACGGTCAATGACCAACTCCTCCGCATCCTGCAAATCTACGGATGGGACATCAACCCCGAAACCGACGAATTTATGTTCGACACAAGTGTCCGGCTTGACCTGAAGGAACACTTTGAAATCGTCCGCACCCTTTTGGAAAAAGGTTATCCCATTCCCACAAAATGGATTAGCAAGACATTCAATATTCCCATCGACGGTGAGCCTGTTCCGCCTAGTCCCACCCCCTCTCTTATCTCGAAAGCAAAGCCCGGAGGCTTTCTTGCAAATTTTCAGTAGGGGCATCCTCCGGGGAGGCATGCCCCGCCACCGTATCTTATCTATATCCTCCGGTAAAGTCCCGCATTGTCGCACAGTCGCATGAATTGCCCGACTTTGCCGAAGAGATAGCACGCCTGTGCGCTACCGTCTATGAGCAAAAAAAAGGTGTCCAGCACGACACGGAACTTCTTTCTTCAACAGCCAAAACATTATTAAACGGAGTTTATACAGGCTACGGGAAAGATCTTGTATCCGTAGACTGGGATACGCCGGATTATGAGACACTAACGCGTCTAACACAGAATGTATTTAGCTTTTCCGCTGCCAAGAATTACCAGCAACTCCGCACCATCACCGACGCTTTGCGTAATGAAGATGGCAGTTTACGTACCTTTCAGGATTTCAAAGAGCAGGTAGCCACCATCAACAACAAATTCAACGTTACTTGGCTACAGACCGAATACGATACCTGTATAGCCACTGCCACACAGTCCGCTCGCTGGCAGGAGTTCAAGGCACAGCAAAGCCTCTTCCCGTACCTCCGCTATCAAACAGCCGGAGACGACAGTGTGCGTAATGAACACCGCCTTCTGGATGGCATTACCAAAAGGATAGACGACCCGTTCTGGCGTACCTATTATCCGCCCAACGGCTGGAACTGTCGTTGTGAAGCCATTCAGGTTCCCGACGATGATGTGGAAGAAACGCCTGGCACTTCCTACAACACTCTGCCTATTGACCCCATGTTCCGTACAAATTGCGGAGAAACCGGGCTTATATTCCCCAAGGGACACCCATACTATACAGGTGTACCAAGCGCAGAAATACGAAAAGCCATCGCATATCTTCCCCCTGAAAATGCCTATATTGATACCTACATACAGGCCGGAGGCCGTGATGTTCCGGTACATCAGCATGTAATGCACGGTGTAGATGAGCTGCGCGGTAATATTGAAGTCCTGTCCGATCTGCTCCGGATAAAAGACAATATAACCGAAGCCTCATTGCTGCCTGAAATTCACGCCAAAGATTCTGCTCTTAAACCCAAGTTTTACCCGGATGGCTGGCAATTTCATAATACTGCCAAAAATGCGGATGCAGTTCTTCAATTTGGTAAAGATACTCAATGGGTCACCGATTTTAAGCGCCTCGAAGGAAACGGAAAACGTATCAGTGCGCATCTTGACAATGCAGCACAACAGGCAGACTATGTAGTAGTAAAGCTGTCAGCACAGACAGATACGGGCACTATTGGAAAGATAAAAGCAAAGGCAAACTACAAATTACAGGAAACCCAGTTGAAAGGAATTCTAATTTTAGACAGTGAGGGCAATTTGATTTACGAAAGCTATAAAATACAACCACCCGCCAAGAAATAAATTCCTTAACGGGTGGAGGTCGCGCTCGACTCGCAAGCCTAGCACTGCAAATATAGTGACAATATTTTAATAAACAACCATTTAACGCAATAAATTTATGAAAGAGCTATATACTACCATCCAAAATCTATTCTCAACAGAAGCGACCAAAGCCGTATTTAATGAAGTCCACTTGTACCCACCCGAATTCATCGACCTTTACAATGGCCAACCCGAATCCCCTGAAGAATTCGAATTCACCACCCCGGCCTTATTCCTTGATTATTCAATCAACTGGGAGCGTTCCGGTTCCATGCGTCGTGGAGAACTAACCCTCGAAGTTCATGTACTCACTGACCCAACCCCCGAAACCGACAATCTTCCTCCTGTAATCGAAGGTATGGAAAAGATAACCTATTACGAAACCATCAGCGACCTTCTCGAAGACCTCTCCACCTCCGAAACAAGCGGACTCATACTAAAGGGAGAACGCCCCATCACAACAGATTATTTTAATTATCATCTGCTCACTTTCTCCTGCACGATCTCCAGACGTCGCACAGATATTTCATTGATGGGAAAGATAGAAAATATCATTGCCGATCGAAAGAAATATATCGTTGATTAATAAAATCAAAACGGTGCTTAAAAATCAGCATTTCAAACTGTTTTAAGCACCGTTAATGAATCTACTAGTTCATCAATACTTACCACCACAATTCTTTGTAATAAAGAATCCCGTCAATTACTCTAAATTCAAATATTTTATCCCTATTCTGTGGTAAAGAAAGAAACTGTTTTTGTAATAACATAATTTTTTCCATAGTATTCTCTTTTTTTATTGGCAAAGTTAGATAAAATAAGGGTTGTGTACAATAGAATAAATAGAATCCTTGTTTCGAAGCAAGTATTTTACTTATTTTTACATATATAAGTTCTCTTCTGCTGGATTTGTTTAGGCTAGTTAGTGAGTTTAAAATTACTTTGCTATAATTCAGATAAATATTTTATCAGGCTCTCTTTGTCCTTAAAAAGTCTTTTATCCTATTTTTGATAATTGTTTCTTGGTACACTAAAACCGTCAGTCAACTTATAAACCATCATAAAACTTCTATTTGTATGAGATATTTCAATAGTTATTATACTAATAGTAGAATGGCAAACGTTGTCACCGTTTAGATAACATACGTTATCCCCTACATAAAAATCTGTATCTATATTCATATCTTTCTTGGATTCTTATGAAAATAGAATTACTTTTGCTATATACATAATATCAATGCAATATGGGACAAGTTAAGCAAGATTGGATAGAAAGTCAAGAACGGGGGTATAGCCTTCCTGAATTGAATGAAAAATATGTTTGTGCAAATCACTTTGATGATTCCTATTTGAAACAATACATTATTAAAAACTCAAAATTAGGAATATGTAGCTATTGTGGTAAAAAGAAAAAAGTTATCGACTTAAACCATCTAATGAAATATATAATCGATAAGATTATGTCTTATTATGGCAATCCAAGCGATGAAGGCTTGTATTTAGCAAGTTCATTCTATGATGATGACAAAGAAAGGATTCCCGGATTACAGCGTGTAGGGTGCTATGTTACCCCCTCCTTTGCCCAAAATTATGAAAGCACGAAAGAACTATTCTGTGACATAAACTTAACCACAGATAGTGAAACACTTGATAGCGATATGGAAAACTGCTTTATCAATGACGAATGGATACAGCATACACCTTATATAATGTCTGAAAGTCAAGAACTATCATTTATGTGGAAGACATTCCAAAGAATGGTAAAGCATGAACAACGGTTTACTTTCTTCAAAAGACCAGAATTTATGGGAGAGGAAGTTTCAAATGACAATGGCTTAATGGACATTCTTTCTGAATTAGGAGCAAAAATTACTACACACAATCTTTACTCAAACATTAGAATTGGTGAAGAGCTATACAGATGCAGATTTATTAACGAAGGAGAAAACGTTAATACATTTAATGGAATAACATCTCCACCAGATGATAGGGCAAAACAAAGCCGTATGAGCCCAGCAGGAATATCTATGTTCTATGGAGCCTTCGACAAAAATACAGCTATAGTTGAAAGCAGCCCAGACGGAGAAGGTACAGGAAAATATGTCATAGGAAAATTCAAATTAAAAAAAAATTTGATAGTTCTAGATTTGACCAAGCTCCCTAAACCAAGCTTCTGGATAGAAAAAGATTGGGAAGGCATTGATTTTTTATATTCATTTAATCGGGAAATTACTAAACGAATAGAAAGAGATGACCGTATTCATAAAGATTACATACCTTCGCAAGTATTCACAGAATACCTTCGATATATTCATAAATTACCTAATGGAAGAAAATTAGATGGGATTATCTATAAAAGTTCCTTGAAAAGTGGTAATAACAATATAGTTCTTTTCTATAATCAGCGTTCCAGTAGCAATGTTCTTGAAATTGTAGAAATAAAATAATTGCTTCCCCTATTTGCATCCCCTCAAAAACGAAAAGTTCTGAAACCCTTTATTACCAATAGTTTCAGAATTTTTCTTGAGTTCCGGCGGATCTCTCCAGATGAGCTGTCTGCCTGAAGAAAAATACCTGGGATTTTTCCTTTCCAGAGCAAACAGGCCTAAAGAATATTCCCGTGATATTGTTAGGCCCAATTCAGTTCGAACTTTTCAATAACACGGGATTATTCTGTTTTACGCAAATTGTTCTTTGATTTTTGACATTATGTAATCAAAATGTTCTCTAAACTCTTTTGTATGAGTAAATACAGGGGAATCAATGTCAGATAGCTTTATCTCCACGATATTGGTGATGCGCTTTACATGCTCTGAATGAGCCTTATTATATCCACTTCTATAAGCACTCGTAACCAATCCTCTTACATCCATTCGATCAATAAATTCAGGTTGAGGATCACACACCCTTTTTGAATATTCAATCGCCAGTACTGTTACTGTTTTCTTCTTCATATCTATTCTTCTATTGAGTTAATCTTATCTTTGATAAATCAAACGTATATGACCATTTACAACCATCGTGACCAGAACGATTAGTTTCAGCAATAGGTAAATTACTGTTTCTATGAAATCCATGTATCGTTGCATAATCAAGCTGCCATTCATCGCCTATTAGAAAGTCAATGTGATCGCCTATTTTAAATGGATGTTCAGTTAGTTCTTCGGATATATGTAAAGGATACCAGACTTTTGCTTTAGTATCCGTGTCAATACCATGAAACCAGACCTTCCCGTTGTCTACAGTCTCAAAGGAAGTTATTTCGGCTTTCTTTATGTTCCCTCTCGTATTGCGATATGGAACAATGGCTCCTACTTTAAATTTGCTCATTTCTCTTCTGTTTTACTCTAATTAAAATACACCTCCATCACAGGCGTTAAGAATAGTTTCTACTATTCTATCACTTTTCATTCTTCCATTTTCGCCCACTCCGTCATTATCATCCTTATCAAGTTTCAAGATATTTAAATTTCCATCAGCAAAGAGAGTCAGATTCTTAGGTTTCTTTCGGATTAACTTCTTCAGCTCCTTAATCCATTCCTCTTCTTTCTTCGTTAGTTTGATTATTTCCATAATGTTCCTTATTTCTTAGTAATTACTTATTGCTGATCTTCTTTTCTATCCGGCATCCATTTAGTAGTCACTACCGCCTTCAGTCTCCCGCTCCCCTTACATACGGGACAATCTTTTCTTTCGTTCTCATTTCGTTCCCCCAATGTTGGAATCCAGCCATTACCTTGACAATAAGAACACTTAAATCCATAGAAATTATCCATTTCATAAGGGTGTTCTTTTGGAAAAAGCGGCGGAGTTATTAATAACGCCTGTTGTTGTTTACTCATAATCTTCTATTTTTTTGTTCTTTTACATACACAGAAATCAACCCACGTCCGGAACGCATAATCAGCAAAGCTCTTTCCCCATCATCCTCACGTACTTCCACTCTAACAGGAACACGTACATTCTGCCCCCTTATCGTTTCCGCAATTTCCTCCCGCATCCGGTTCAAAACCTCACCTTCATCCACTACCGGAACATTCATTCGCGGATTGATATTCGTGATTACCACAAGCTTCAGCCATCCCGGCATGTGTTCCCAACGTATATTATTTTTATAAATAATTTCCTTTACCGTAGCAGGTTCCTTATATTCCCAACCGTTCAGGCGGAAACATTCTTTTCTCGCCTGTTCACGGTTGGATGATTCATACACCTTTGTTCCTGATTGAATTTTTCCGCAATATTCCCATTCGTAAACAACCCAGTCATTACCTTTAGGCTCGTATGAATATTTAGGCTGATTGTTCATTTTCCTTTTTCGGTTCTACGTAAAACGTTTCATCCTGCACCACCATTACCCCACATTTGGGAAACAGCTCCGCCACCTCTTCCTTATCCCTGTCGGCTAATAACTTATCTTTCGCCAGTTCCTCCGAAGTACGAATATATTCCGGCAAAAACTCCTTCACCATATTAGTCACCGAAGCCCATGTAAATCCCTTCATATTCTTCAGCTTCGGAGTCCCAGTACGAAAGCCAAATACTCCATGCGCACTCTCATAACTCTTTCTCTTACAAAACAGCTCATCCCTCTTTTCCGTAGCGAATGTCTGAATAACTTCAAAGTTACTATCTTTGATTTCTTGCAGTTTTGCCAACTCATCCGCATACTCCTCCCGTATCCGTGTCATTTCCATATCCATTTTGCTCTGAATATGCAGCACCTTAGCGTCTGCCTTCGCAAACTCCCCAAAAGCCGTTTCCACCTGTTCCGCCGTAATACCGGAAACCACTACCTTTTTCACTCTTGTTTTTGCCATAATCTTACTTTTTAAATGATTTATAATTATTGATTAAACAGTCCTTATTCTTCAAACATCTTTAGTTGCTTGGCATGTGCTTCCTTCTCCATCCGCATCCTTTCCTCCAGTTCTTTCAGTTCCTTCACCGCCGGGATGGCCAGATAATTATAAAATGTCGTCCGTCCTATTTTATAAGTCGGATACACATGTGTTTGATAAATGTATTTATCCGTACACCCGTGCGCATGATAATTTGTATAAATATCCTGTATGTCTTTCACTCTTAGCAGGAAATTACGTCTGTTATATCCTTTAGCCATAATCTTCGTTCTAGTTAAATGAGCCATTTCCGGCACCGCCCCGGATAGTCGCTCCGCTTATCGCAGTCGCTTGAATGGCATTATTGTGGTAGGGTGAGGCTTAAACAGCCTTTCTTTATCACCTTCCCCGTCTCTTTCATAGCCTCCTCACAGGCTTTTTCAGCCCTTTCCGCAGTCTTCTGTTTCCGAATGAATTCACTATACACCCTTTTCATTTGTCCCTCCGTCATATCGTTCAAATCCTCCACATCAGCAGCCCGGCATGCGGTTGATATGATTTTTTTCAGACGTTCCCTCCTTGTTATCCCGGTATAAAAACCAGCTTTCTCAAAATACCCGGCAATAGATGCGATCACCCTTTTCCTCAACTTGTCCATTTTAAGCGCATCCTCTTCGCTGGCAGTGATCTTCTTCATATCATCAATCATTTTCCGGTAGAGACGCGGTGCACGCTCATACAGTTCATTCAAAGATGTTCCTCCCGAATACTGCCCTACAATCTCTTCCTTCGTAGCTCCCGGCATTTTAGCCAGAAGCGCAAAAAATACATCAAATTTCCCATTCATATTTGTATCGTTTTTACAGGTTTACTTTCCTTATGCAATATTGCTTCTTTTATAGTATCCACAATAGAAGCCGCCAGCCGCGTGTCTCTCAATTCTACCACCGCCCATTCATCCGTCTTTGCCGGATAAATTATAATCTTTCCCGGCCTTTCGTATGAAGTCCATAGCGCAAAGACTGTGCTCAAGCACCATGCAGGCATCCCAATTTGAAATAATTCTTCTGTCTCATATACCACTCTACTCATACACTTAATTTTTTCCAGCCTCCGCCTTTTTCTTGAGCAACATCTTTTGTATGGCAATTTCATTTCTAATTGCACGTACCCCGTTGGTTGCGACGCATTTTTCAACAATCTTGTCGCGCTCATCCTTCAATACCTCCGGAAGATTGGCGTTTACTATGGCCTCAATTTCCTTGCGCAGTTCCTGCTCGAAAAGACTTTGTTTCTTGTTGTAGTTAAGGTGAGTGATACGGCTGTTGAAACGGCTCCAAAACTCGGCATAACTGCGCTTGCTCACCCGTCTCCCTTCTTCCAGTCTTTTCTGGAGATTATCCGCTCCGATGAAATAACAGCCCAGAGCCATCTGATTGCCTATATTCGCTTTGTTGTACAGCCCCTTCATTAATGAAATGACAGACTCTGCGCAATCCCCGAATTCATCCAGTATCAACAACGGTTTGTATAAGAGTAAAATCTCATCCGTCACTTCGCGCCATAGATGATCTATACTTCCGGTTCTCGCCAGTCCGAACATTCCGGCAAGATGCTTCACGAAATCGCTTTTGGTAGAGTATTCGGAACAGTCGATATAGATCACATTCATATTTTCGCGCTCATATTCTTTGGCCGCATAACTTTTCCCTATTCCCGCACGGTCGCAAAGAACCTGCCATATTCCGAACTCTTGGCATTTCTTCAAATGAACCTGCACGGACAGATACGCTCTGGTATCAACAGTTTCCCAATCCTGATCTTCCATGCAACGATAATAACGCGCAAGGGTCAGCCATGAAGCGTCTTTGATAACCGAGTAATTCCGGTCATCCTCAAACTTGATTTGTGATAATACGGACTTGTCAAACTTGATTCCATGTCTCAAGGCAACTCTCCTTGCAAACTCCGCCTGCGATACTCCAAGCCTTTTCAATTCTTGAAATAGGTTGAAAACCACCTTGTCTTTGATTTTTTCTGTAATTTCCATTCTTGTATATATTTAAAATTCAACTTTTTAAACATTGTTTAAACACTATCCATTAAGCAAGGCTTCCATCTCAATCTCTTCCCGGCTTTTCTCTACAATACCGTTTCGTTCATCCTCAATCCGGTTATTTCTTGCATTTTCCACCGTTTTAGGAGTATCCCACCAGCCAAATCCGTAACCATCCGTCCCCGTAGCTCTGAATCCGGTTTGTTCAGCAATTTCCCGCTGACGTTCCATTTCAGTTTTTGCACTCTCATAGCAATTCTTCTGCTGTTCAATAAAGTAATGAACCTTGCTCATTTCACCCGGTTTACCTTTCATGTCAGCCACACAAGCCGCAAACTTTTCTTTCTCATATGCGTCTGCCACTTTCTTTCCATTCCGGTCGCGTAGCTCAATCCATTCCGGTCTGTCCACACGCAGGTTCACAAATACCTTAAAGGTATGCCCCAAATGTTCCCTGCTAAACTCAAAGTCCATAGCAGAACTTTCATTATCCGGTACAATAAATTTCATCTTCTCACCGCGTATGGATACCTCAATTCCTTTCTGTCTGTATTCATATTCCCCGAACGGGTGTTGCTGATTCTTCAGTTCTACCATGAAGAGGCTCAACTTTTCAAAGTAATTCATCTGTACCCGCCCTTCATGCACCTCCGCATATCGTTCAATCTTCGATTTTCCGACAAATGCTCCATAAGCATCCCGACCTTCACCGCGACTATTCCAAGCGTCTACACCTGCTTTAAACTCTGCAAGTACCTGCTCTTCTGTTGGCAAACCGTCCGTAAATTCCAAATTCTTAGACAATTCTTTCAACAGTTCCGGATTTGCTGTGCTATTATTGCTTTTTACAGTGATATTACCACCTTTGAAATTCTTAAATTTGCGTAGTTCTCTCTGCTGGAAATGCCCTATTACAAGCTCCACACTTTTCGACCTTCCCGAATAAGGAGTACAAGGGAAATTCACATGCGACATGTTATTAATTAAAGCCTTCACTGTTGCAGAAATATTCGCGGAACTATTGTCATAATTCATTTGATAAGGCTTATACCCCCATATGTCTACGGTATTTTTCAGGGCTTCCACCACCATTCCGGAGCTTTCGCTGAAGGCTACACTATAACCTATTATAGACCCCGTACAAGCATCTGTCACAAAATAGGCATACAGATCGCTCATCACCACCCATTTATCACGTCCTTTATTGTCTTTCACCAGCTTTTTATAATAAAGCTGCATTGTCGTTCCATCTAAAGACCAAAGCATATCCGGGCGGCTCACCGGAGCACGGTCAATCATCGGTTGTATATCCGCATCCCCCACCAGTTTCCCGTGTCTCATATAATACCACACCTTTTTGTGTTTAGGTGTGTTTAAATGCTGTTTAATTGCAGATACCGTCATTTTCGGAAGTCCCAATCCTTCGGCCTGCTCATTGTAAAACATACCAATATCCTCAAAGCTATATTTCACTTGTTCCGAAGCCAGTTGCATTAATATCGCATGTGCCTGTCCGTTCATCTTTTCCCGGTTCACATTACCGAAATATCCTCCAACGAGACAATCCAACCCGTCTTTATCATATTCGCGTGCCTTCCTGTCCAGCACCCTTTCGTTATTAATAGCTTTTGGAAACTTTACAAACCCCTGTATCTGTTCATTTAAACACTGTTTAAACAGTTCTGTCTGCACTTCCTTCACTGACGTAAACCCATATTGCCGGGCTGTTTTCACGTCCATTCTTCGCCACAATCTCAACCATCCGGCCGCACGTGCAATTCTCTGTACATCGGCAGGAATAAACAACTGCATTTCCGTAAGTCGTGTCAATTCATCCACACTAATCTCCACCATTGTCCGCAAGCTTCTTTTCAATGCCATCAGCTTTCTATCCAGTTCCTCCGCAGCTTTATTTTCAGCCCACAAATGAGCATCCACATCACCACAAATAACCTTATTTATCAGAGCCTTGTATTTATCTCCCATCCCGTCAAAGTGTATGAACACTTCACGGCCTTCCTTATGATGTGGCCAGCAATAAACTTCACCAATACGCTGCCTTTTAAGAGCACATTTTAAAGTATTATTAGATACTCCACATTCTCCCAATTCAGGAACCGTTACACAAAGCACCTGTTCTCCCGGTATTCCTATTTCCGAGTAACAGTTTGCATTTAATGGTATGTTCCTATACTTTGGCATAAACGATCTATTTAATATTGTTTCATCTCCGGTCTGACTCCGGAACGCACCGTCTGTACGATTAAATGAAATCTTTCCCTATTCATCCCGAACCGGGAAAGTTTTGCTACATTTGTAGCGACATCACTTTTTTTTAATTTTAATTCAATTAATTATGGCTTTATCCAGTTGTCCCAAATGCGGAGGACATCGTTTTGAAACAGTTATTCAAGAACCCTCCGGAAGTAATTTTAAAGTTCAATTTATTCAGTGTGCAAGTTGTGGATGTGTCGTAGGTACATCTGAGTACTATAATATAGGTGCTCTGTTGCACAAATTGGCTGAGAAATTAAACATACGCCTTAGTTAATAATCCAATTGTTCAAACACTCTGATTTGTAATGGCGGAGTCCCCTCTGCCATTACACAAGAGTCGGTTTTTAATTCAATAATCAACCCATTGTTACGAGCTTTTATTACTGCCGCATTTAAGTTTTTTACAGCCTCTTTAACCTTCAAGGATAAAGCTGCTTTTTCTTTTTTCTCACTTGTTTTCATTCTTCTTAAAATTTAATTAATACTCTTATTTTCACCGTTTCATTTCCGTTCTGACTCCGGAGAGAACCGTCTGGACGGTTGAATGAAATCTTTCCCTATTCATCCCGAACTGGGACAGTTTTGCTACTTTTGTAGCGATTATAAACTAACACCTAATAATATCATGTTGTGATAGCTACAACAACTTCCCAGAACCAATCCCAGTTTATCATATTAGAAAATATATTTAGCATCATTTTTACACATTCCGTTCTTTAAATTCATTCCTATAGGCTGTCACAAGCAAATCTGAAACAACTACAATTATCAGTACTACTCCTCCTAATAATTCTTTTGTAGTCGGTTCTCCATCTACGAGCACTAATCCTGTAAACATTCCGATTACAGCAGCAATAACTTGCACTAATTTTGTTGTTTTCATGCTATTCTCATTTAATTAGTTTCATCGCACATCTTTTTTAGCTCCTCAAGAACTTTTGCAGCTTTCCCGCTTTTCCGTTTTGGAACTCTTTCGCCACGGGCAATTTGTCCTACATAAAGCGGGCATACACCCACTTTTTCTGCTATCTCCTTATAAGGAGTAGTCCGCTTTTCTTTTACTTTTTCTGCTAATCTCATATTATTTTGATTTTAATTATTACTTTTGTTGCAATAACATGATGCAAAGATACAAAACATTTCGCCATATGCAAGAGAAAATACAAAAGATTTCGCCCATAAAACAAAGGATTTTGCAATTTATTGATACTCTAGGTATTAGTAAACGTGATTTTTATGCAAAAACTGGAATTTCAAGGGGGACTTTAGAAAGTGCTACAGGAATCACAGAAGATACGATTGCAAAAGTTTTCGCCACTTACTCAAATTTGTCGCCATCATGGATTTTTTTGAATCAAGGCGAAATGCTAATTAATCAAAATAAGGAGGAAATAAATGCACACCTAAATGCACACCCAAATGCACACCTATCAGATAAAAATGATAATTCTTTGGGTGATAAGAAATATCAAACTGAATATTCAGACGCTCCCTTATCTATTGTGAGAGGGCCTGAATCGTCACCATACGAAACAAAAAGAGAAGTGAAAGTTCAAATCAGCAAAGAACAACTCCGCATGCCGGATTTCTTGCAACAACGTTCTAAAACGTCTGTACCTTTCTATAATCTTCCTGTAAGTGCTGGACAGTTAGGAGTGCTTGAGTCGGAAGTATTTCCTCAAAATGCACCCGACGGTTTTTTAGAACTTAGTGCTTTTAGTGGGTGTGAGGCAGTATTCCCTATAATTGGAGTCAGTATGGAACCTATCATATCTTCAGGGGATTGGATTGGCATAAGGTCAATAGATAACATTTCCCGAAGTTGGGATTTCATCCAAACAAATGTAATATACCTTATTATAACGCGCGAGGATAGAATGATTAAGTTCATAGATAAAGCTACAGATGAAGACTTTATTATATGTCGTAGTGCCAACGCTAGCCCTTTCAAGGTTTACAAAGGTGATATACTAAAACTCTATAGGGTAAAAGCCTGCGTCAAAGATTTATAAAACTAATAAATTATATCAATATGTACGATTTTAAACTACTCAAGCCACATATCCGCTATCTTCGATCACCTTACAGAGGAGGAAATAGGAATAAAAAAGAGTACTTTGCTTCATTCAGGACTCACGGATGGAAGTTCTCTGCCTACGTGTCGGGCTATCATAACACAATCTCACCTTATCAGAAGTACCAATAAAAAGCCCGATTCTTCCTCCGAAGTTTAATACCTATTTAATTGCTGTTTAATTCTATTTTAAACAATCTTGTGAAGGATCATTCCAAAGTTTAATATCAACTAACTAAAGTTTAACGCACTTACACGATTTGTTCTCCATCTTTATCAATAATCGAAAGAGCCGAAACCCACACTACATCGAAGTTTCAGTCCTTTTCCTTTTTCTCACTATAATTTATACGATTTGAAGTGCCCCTTATATAATCTCTGCAACGAAAAGCTTTAAATGTAGTAAGGAGATAATGAATCATTACCAGATAATAATTAATTTCTTACACAAAATGAAAGATCCCCCAATGATTTCACAATATCTTCCAGTGACTCTTTAGAATTTGCCAACATCAGTTTCTCCGTTTTTATTCTGGAGATTCTCCGGGTCAGCGTCTCTGTAGTCAGTTTCATTAAATCAGCAAAGCAAGCAGGTTGGACTCCCTC